CGCGGTGGCCACTATTTCTAGAGTTGCCATTAGCCATTTTCTTAAAGGGGCTTTTATTTAAGGCCACCCCTAAAAGTTGCACGAGTACATGGGACTTCCAGAGGTACTCACCGGCATCTCCGGTGTGAGTGTGCAGGCTACTTCAAAGCACCAGATTTTGCTGGTGCACCCATAAGGGGCTTTCCCTAGCCGCTGCTCTCAAGCCCCCACTGAAGGTAGGGGCTGAGGTACAAAGCAGTCAAGGCACTGGGGCTGAGACGTGCGGACCGTATCTGTCTGTGCACAACAGGGTCCGGGAAGTAGCTTGTCTCAAGCCAGTTGAGGTACCGCTCAACAACGACACGCGTCTCCTTGCAGTACCAGTAGACGTTCAGCAAGCCACAGGCACGCCTGTAAGCGTCCTCTGGCCCACCTCGCGACTTGTGGTACAGACTGCACAAAGCCTTTGCGCCATCAACAGGCACGGGCACGCACAGCTTGTTCACCCCGACAAACTGAAAGCGCTTGCTGATGAACTCGAGGTCGCTAATGCCACCCCAAGCACCATCGATGCTGAACTTGACAGTCCAGCCAAGCTCCTTCCAGTAGCGCTGCATGCGCTCAACTGTCAGGATAGACTCCGCCAAAGCGCTACCGCACAGCGTACCATCGTCGCCATACAGCGCACCCTCGACCTCACGGTGGAACTGCTCGAAAGTTGGCACAATGCCAAGCTCAATGCAGCACCGGATCCACACGTAGCACCACGAAAGGTACTGCGCGATGGTGTTGTCCGTCACCGTGTTTGACGAACCAGAGTTGTTACCATGGTCCTTGGAGAAAAGCTCCCCAAGAGGGCCAACGCCTCGGCCACGGTAGATGTTCTCCAGTACGTACCTGAACACGTTGGCAACCTCAGGGTCGCTACGTAGCTCAGGGTCGAGAGACAACCAGCGCACTTTGTAGACAGCCTCAGCTACAAAAAACTGAAAGCTGGCGTCATATGCACTGATGTCGGCAGAAAAGCCTCGCGTGAAAAGGCCACCGCGGGTAAGTTTCGAGTAGAGCTCGTGCCAGCCAAGGTTGAACGGGTTCACACCCACCTTGCTCCACGTTGTCCGGTGGTGCTTGTAGAACTCCAAGTTCTGCGGCAGGAAAATCCTGTTCGCAACAAACTTGAATTCGAGTGCGCACCCCGAAATGCTCCGGACTTTGCCCGCCAGTATCTTCTCGTCAGGCAGTATCTCCTCCTTGGCGAAGTAGTTCCAAAGAGTCACAGGCCGCTCGCCGGCGCGCACACGCGCGTCGAAGATAGCGACGTAGTCCCGGTGGGCGTCAAAAGCCTCCTCTGCCGTGCCATAAGCACGGTTCCAGGGGAAACCGGGGCTGCGACTCATGTCGACCTCCTCCGCAACCTTGTCGAGGGACCACTGCTCACGGCTGTTCAGAGCACCGCGGAAATGCTCCATAGTCCAAGCAACGGCCATGTTGAACGCACTCTGATCAACACCAGTGTCGTGCTCAGGCTGAATGTTGGGACCGTTATACTTCGCGATGGACGTGTACAAGCCGTCGAAAGACATGTGCACTCGGTCATAACCGACAGGAGGGGCAAGACCCTCAGTCTCAGCGAACTCTGCAAACAGAGCGTCATCAATGAACCGGTTGCGCGCAGGCTTGAAGAGCTCAAAAGAGCCCTCGTAGCACAAGGTGTCAGAAAGGACACCAGCACGTTGTGCCGGAACACTAATGCCCACTTTGCCCAACCAGTGGAGCTTGAGCTCCTCTGGCAGACCGTCCATGTAGTCCTCGATCGTGTCCCAGCTGGGGCAGCTGCTCTCAGGCAACCAAGCCCACAGCTCAGATGTTCCCTGCTCCGTGCCCGGCTCTATGGCCGGGCTGACCCGTTTCCCAGCAGTGCAGCCTCAATGGAGGCGCCAGTCACGCCGAGGCTGCTGCAGCCGGGCCGGTTGTACATGTGCCAGCCAGCAATGACCCACTGGTTGTCGCGAATCACCATGAAAAGGGATCCGCAGTCACCAGCAGCAGTGCTGATGTCGTGCTCAAAGAAGCGCGACACGCTGGCAATGGAACCGCCGGTCCACTCAAGGTTCGGGTTGCCAATCTTCGTGACGCTGACGATCTTCTTGCCGTTAGAAACACGACAGTTGATGGCCAGCTCACCGCGAATGGGCGTGGTGAAGCGCGCGGCCTTGACGGCATCGCCGACAATCTTGACCTCGCTGATGTCCCCGCCACGGTTCTTGAGCGAACCCGCGACCACGCGGTGCTCCTTCTGGCCCTCCACAATGGTGAGCCGGTCTGGCAGCGCGGTGCCGTCGAAGAGGTGCGTTGGGAACACGACCTTGTCCTCTGTGCGGAAACCGTGCAGCTCAACAACAACACCAGATGGTGTCGTGTGCTGCACACGGACTACACGGACAGCGCCCAGGTCAATGCCTGGCGCACTGTTTGTCGCCTCCGGGTCCTGCTTAGCA